AGGCAAATACGGGGTTAATCGTGGCAAGCAGCCAGAGAAAAGCAACAATACTCCATCCAAGCATACAGCCAATGATGTCGAAAATTAGGCTAGATTTTTTTAACATATCAATCCCAAAGTTTTAACCGTTGCTGCACGTTGGCGACGGTTGTCGTAAAAGGTAAAATCACGGTACTGCGCATAGGTAAAATAGCGTGTGGGGTAAATTGTGGGTTTAATTCAACGATTTTTGGTAAGTATGCGTTTGATTGATTACCAAAAAAGCGATAAGCAATAGCGTCGAGCGTGTCAAATTGTTGTGATGCTGTGGTGCGTTGTATTGTCATAACAACCTCACACGGTTACGGCTTTTGCCGGTCAAGTCAGCAATCGCATGGTTGACGATACGGCGCAGGGCGTCAGATTTGGTTTGTTCATTATTGCCGCGTGTGATGCCTTGACCAATGGTGTCAAAGTCCATGTAGTTATCAGCCATGAGTGCGGCGGCTTCGTTGAGAACCGCGCGCTTATAAGTGCGCTGCCAGCGATGGTGAGTAACTAATTGGGTAAGCGATAAAAATCCGTCAGCCCAGCGGGGTAATATTGACCTAATATTCGATGATAATCGGTGGTGGTGGCTAATCAAAGCAGGGGCAGACTCCCAAACGCAGGTACCGCCCACAACAAAACCAAACTGGTCGTCATCCAAGTAAGGGATTTGTGCATTAATATTGTCATAGGCATCACTGATGTAGCCTGCAATACGGTCGCTGCCCATTGTCTTGTCAATACGCATCATTTGCACCAAGTCTGTCGTTGAGACCGATGGCAAGCCCTTAATCGGATTTGGTACTTCGGCATGATTGATTTGCTGATTGATAAGCATGGGTTATCCAAAATAAAAAGGCGGTAGTGATAAAAGAATGCTGGTAAAAGTTAATTTACTTTTCAGATAGTTTTATCAGCCGCCTTACCCGTGGTGGGGTCTGTTAGCCTTGAGCGGCTTTAAGTTTTGATAAGTCGGTTTTGCAACCAACATCAGGGTAAATTGCAATTGCTTTTTCATAAGCAGCAATGGCGTCCGTTGGCTTGTCAGCTTTTAACGCATCACCATAAGCTCGATACAACTTGGCACGTACAGGGTCTGGCATATCGTGGTCGTTGGTAATTTCGATTGCTTTTGCCAGAATGTCAGTGTGTTCGCTTGGGTTATCCGCTTTTTTGGTCACTTCAGATGCCAATTGCTCGGCATACACGGTTGCAACGTCACGTGTAAATTGTTCTGGCATAGCCATGTCGTTGAGTAGCGCAAACTCTGCAATGCGGGTAGCGGTATCAAATTCATGGGTATCAAGCGCCCATACCATGAGTTGAACTAGCATATCGTTTTGACCGCTAATCCCCGCGGCTAGTGTGCCTTCAATCCACGGTAGGTAATAAGGCAAAAAGTCAGCCTTTAACTCGTTCTTTTTGGCCTGCGATTGGATGCCTTGTAGCGACTGCCAGTCATTAAAAAACTTGAGTTCAATAGGGCTGCCAGCGTCTGGGTTTTCGTCATCGTCGGTGTACTCAGCGTCTTGTACGGGGGCGGTTTGACGGGTCATGGTATTGCCCAGTGGGCGGTTTAACTGACGACCACCGGCAGATAGTCGGGGGTCGGCATTGGCTTGACGTGCCGCTTTTTCGGCACGTACACGTTCAAAATGGTCTCGTAAGCTGCTCATGGGTTTCCTTATGCTTCAATCACTAGGTTTTCGATGTAGGCGCATTTATCATAGTCTTCGACGACAAAACATTCATTCACTGATTGATAGTCAGAGGTGCGGTTCCATTCCGGCTCATCTTTGATAAGACGACGCATACTGCCACGTTGTTGATAGATAGATAGATTGTCGTAGCTGGTAATTAGTAAGCCATTAGCTGGGAAATACGCAGGTGTATCGACTGGCAACGTACCAAGCTGTTTTTTCTGATATAAGGCATTGGCAGCCGCCTGCTCGGTTGGGGCTAAGGTTTGATTGATAAGGTTTTGGTATTTATCCGCGACCAGACCGCGCGAGGTAATGACAACCAAGTCGCTATTGTCGCGGAACTGTTCGGCGATTAGTTCATTGACTGCCATTTCGACCAGCGCATCAATATTTTTAAATTCTTTGCTTGCGCCAATTACCAGCTCATCAATATGACGCTCTGGGGCAAATGTACGAATTTTTTCTAACCAACCAACGTTGACGTCTTGTAGTTTTGGATACAACGTTTTGTTAGTGGTCTTCGCGCGGTGAGTACCGTTAAAGCCAACCATTTGCTTGTCTTGGGCGACCAATTTAATCGCCAAGTTTTGCAGGCGTTTTTGGAAATCTGGGAAAGCACCCCATTGGTCGATGACTGCCCATAGGTAGGCGACGTCGTAGTCTGTTTGTGTACAGACGTAATCATCGATATGCTCAAGATTGCCAATCGGCGTCGGACGACGGGGCTGGATGCGGGTGTCGGTATTGCTGGCGACACGTTGGTCGTTACCAAGACCCAATTTATCACCTGTCGCTTGTTGCACAGTGACCATGTTGATACGTTTTAAAAAGTCTGTGACCTCTTGGTAACGCTCAATCAAAGTTTGTTGACGAGCAGGTTGCACTTGAATAGTGGTGGCAAAGTTTTCGGCACCGTTGATGGTGGCGATTTGTTGGGTGTATTGCTGTAAGGCAATACGGGTGGCAGCAGATAAAGCGTAACTTCCCATGGGTTTTCCTTGTGTGATTTTAAGGGTGATAAAATTTGGTTAGCAGTCAGCGAGTGCATGACTGACACCTGCAGGCGGTGTGGTCGTCATCGGTACAGGCTCGGTGGACAGCTTGGTTTGTAAGCTGGCAAAATTCTGGTTGAGCTGGTTCACCGTGGCGGTTAATTGGGTGACGCTTTCGGCGATTTGGGCAGTGGTCTCGGCATTGGATTCGGCTTTTTCATTTAAGGTATTAAACCCTTGTAATACCATGTCCTGCTCATCTTTAGTCATGCCTTCTGATTTTTTGCTAAACATATTTGCCATTTTTTGTAAAAAACCATCTTCTGCTTTGTGTTGTTGTGGTGGAGCTGGTGGCTGTGGCGTTTGAGTTGGCACGGGCGCTTGTTCGATTGGGGCTTGACCTTCGGTAGTAGCGGTGGTTGGTGTTTGGGTTTGGTTGGCTTGGGTTGTCATAAGGATTAGTTCCGTTTGCTCAGATAATAAGGCATTTTGATTTTTGCTAAATTTGAGGGCTTCAACACCACGGCTTGCAGGAATGTCGGTCACTGCCAAGCCGACCAAATAGGCTTGATTGGTGTCAGCAAATTTCGGATAAAACTCAATGCTAGTGAATAGTTTTTTGCCTTGTTTATTGGCTTCAACAAGGACAGGCAGAGCCGAAAGTGTGGCGTATAACCCCATCAGTTGAACCTTGACACCATTAATGGTGTATTCATCCAATTGGGCATCAACGGCAATAACATCGCCCAAAATTGGATAGTTATCACTACTTAAACCGCCCCATCCACTTGAGTGTTCCACGTTAATTCGGGCGGTGTATTCGACTGGGTTGTAAGTGTTTGCCATTTCCAAAATATGCTGGCGGCTGATGGCTCGACCGTCCACTGTCTGCCCTTCACGGGCGACACGGAAACGTTTAATTGTGCGTTGACCTGCTAAATCTGGCATAGGCATTCCAATAGATGATTAATCGGCGAAAATGTATCGGCTTATAAATTTGGTTAAGTAGCCCTTAGTTTGTTGGCTGTATAGGTTGTAAGCAATATTTAAAAGACCGCAATCAGCACTTGCGGTCTTTTGCTGTGTGGTGCGGTGGCTGACTGTCTATAAGCTATGCGTATGACTGATACCACCGCCCTAGACTCGACTCAAAATCAATCGCTAACTCAAAAACGTGAGCAAGCAAGGCTACTTTACGCGCAAGGACTGGGCGTGACCCAAATCGCCCGTCAGCTCGATGAAAAGCGGGCAACGGTTGCCAGTTGGAAAAAAAGAGATGGCTGGGTACGCGCGGACATTTTTACCGACGTCAATCTAGCCATGAAAGCGCGTTTGTTGTCGTTGATTGGAATGGATAAAAAGGGCAACGGGGAATATAAAGAAATCGATGAGCTCATGCGCCAGCTTGAGCGAATTGCCAAAATTCAGAATTATAACGATAGTGGTAATGGCGGCGACTTAAATCCAAAGCTGCGTGAGCGTTACAAGTTAGACCGTAAAGAAAAGGTCAAAAACTTATTTACCGAAGAAGAAATTGTGGCGTTGGAGGACGCCTTTAAAATCATGCTGTATCCATTCCAACAGGAATGGATTGATATTCTTGATGGTAAAAAGGTTAATGGCAAAAAGAAATACGCACCCGCGCGTATTTTTATGATGCTGAAAAGCCGACAGATTGGGGCGACGTATGTCATTGCAATTTGGGCGCTCATCAATGCCTTAAGAACCAAGAAAAATAAAATCTTTTTATCGGCGTCGAAAGCCCAAGCCTACCAATTTATTGAATACATCAAAAACTTTATCTTTGAAGTACTTGGGAGACAAATTGGTGGCGACCCGATTGTCATATCCTTTGAAGATAATACCCAAGTCAATTTTTATTACATGGGTACCAACGCGCTGACTGCACAAGGTCGACATGGTGATGTGGTTATTGACGAGTTCTTTTGGATTCGTAAATTCAAAGAATTTCGTGATGTGGCATCGGGGATGGCATCGCAGAGTCAGTACCAACAGATATATTTGTCAACGCCTAGCTCTGTTATGCATGAGGCGTATAAATTCTG